CCATCCGGTGCCCGTCATGTTCGTGCCGTTCACGCCGAGAGGGATCTCGATATCGTTCACCAGCACGGTCAGCACGCCCTGCATCTGGCCGATGCCCAGCAGCACTTCCATGCGCGTCAGGTTGCCGTCGTTCCGCGCGAACACCACCATCGGCTCGTACCAAGCCGTGCCGTAAACCATCGGCACGAAATCGTTGTACCGCGCCTGGTTCACCGAAAGAGCGGAGGTCGACCAATCCTTTCCATAGCTGCGCACCGCGATCGCGGGAGGCACGAACTCCAGCCCGCCGAAGCGCGTCAGCATACCGTGTGCCTGACAATCCTGCCGCGTGTATGCGCATGATGGGAACGGCGTGCCCGCGTTCAAAGTCCCGGTGCCGCCGGCCACGTCCGCCGAATAACCGCACCGGTAAAACAGGGAGTACTTTCCGTTCACGCCACCCGCCACCGCTTCGGCCCGCTGATCCGCCGTCGCCGGAAAATCCCACGGACAGCGCCGCTGAATCCGCACGTTTGGCAGCAAGAGCCGTTGCAGGTTCATCCGATTGGTGGCCGTCAACCGGAACGTCGGTTCTTTGATCTGGTCCGGCGGGTTGCAGATGCCCTGGAACACAATCGCTGTGTCCGTTAATGCCGCCTGATTGCGCAGATCGTAAAATACGAATCCGACGGTCAGCCTCGCGCCCTTCCACCCGGTGGTCCGCTCGATCTCCGAAAAGTGCGAGTCCGCATTCGCCAACAGAATCGAGATGCGCGGGCTCCCGTCCACGCCCTGGTCCGAGGCGGTCTGTATATCGAACGCGCTGTGTTGCAGAACCCGCGCCGTATAAGCCGTGCCACCCACCGTTACGCCATGCGTGCTCCAGTGCTCCGTCTGTCCATTCGCCAGGGCACAATCGAATACCAGGAGCGGCGTATCCGTGACTGCCTGTTCCTTCAGCTCAGAGATGGTTTGCATAAACGATATTCACCGTTGCCGAGTGGCGATTCGCACCCTGCGTTGTAAGGGAAAATGCATCGTCGCGAAAACGCGCGTTGGGGTAGACCCCGCCAGTGGTCGAGGTCTGGTAGACCGACGGCGCTCCCTGCGCCTCCACCTGCGGCCCAAATACGTCGATTGCCGCGCCGGCCGGTATTTCGATCCCGAACGCCACCGAGGCGCCGTTTGCATCACCCGATCCAGACGCCACGATCCGCGCCCATGCGGTCCCCACCGCGTATACCGTGCGGTTGCCCCCCAGCGTAAGAGTCACGGACGATGGCTGCGCCGCCCGCACATACACGCTGAAGCAATAGCCGTACCCGGCCGGCGCGTTCAGCGTCTGCGATAGCGCCTGCGGACCGCCGCCGGTATTGCTGAGTTGCCAGCCGTTCTGTCCGCCCGCCGCATCCGGCACCCCGCTTTGCAGCGTCAACAGCGGGGCAGCGCTCCATGCGCTGTTGGTGAGCATCTCGCTCCACGCCAGCAGGTTCGCGCTTGGATCCAGGAAGGTGAATCCATTGAGCGATCCCTCCGTCGACAGAAAGAACTGCTGCAACGCCGCCAGTTCTGCATCGCTCAGCCCCGTGTAACTGAGCTGCCACTCCGTGGTAGCTGCGCCCGCATCGCCGAGCTTTACCGAACTCCCATCGTCCGCAGCGTTTACGATCGTCCGCAAGCGCCGCCGCCGGATGGCAGGAAACTGGCTCAACGCGCCGCTCGTGAGTTGTGGGTAAACAAGCATCGCTCAATACCGGTTCTCGATCACCGTCAGCGCGGTCCTCCCGCGCATCTCACCGAGCGAGGTGAGATCCATTTCGTCACTCGACAGGCTGCAGTTCGCGTACACCGTTCCATCCCAGGGATCCGTGAAACTGAAGCTCTCCAGGCAGCCTTGGTTGGCCCAGAAGAAGCCGTCGATCGCCGCGATCTCACCCTCGTCCAGTTCGTTCAACCGGATTTCCCAGCGATGCAGCGGCCCCGCCGACTCCCTGTAGCGTTGCTCCTGCCCATCCACGAACCGCAGCACGCGGTTTCGAAACGTCAGCGTCTTGGTCGCCGGATACTGCGCGACGGCAGCTGTCTTCAATTTTGGAAAAGTCGTCATCTTATGTCCGATCCCCGTGGCAGCTCACAATTCGTTCACCACGTCGTTGATGGAACTCATGTTCAACATCGCGCCCCGAACCGCCTGTGCGATGTCATCGCTGCGGTCCAGGAACGATTGCGCATCCATCGCCTGCACGTTCACCGTGATCTGCGGCGATGGCCCGCTTGCTCCGCTTCCCGTGCTCGTGCTCCCGGTCTGGCCCACCGTTCTCGGCGCACCCGTCTGGTCGTAATCCGCGGCGCTCATACTTGTTCCTGACTCGGCGCTCTCAAAGTCGATTGCCGACGGCATCTCGTATTTCTCAAGCGGTTGCGGAGTCGAACTCCCGCCGCCGAACAGACCCATCAGCCCCTTCACCAGCGCGGCCATTCCAAAGCCGCTCTCGAAGAACGTGGATGCGATCGATCCCGCCGTGCTACCGCCGCTATCGGTCGCGCCCGTGCTCAGCGGCGTCCCCTGTACGTTGCTGCCCACAGGATTCGCCGATCCTTCATACAATCCCGCCGCCGCGTTCGCCGCCTCGCCGATGCCGCCCGCCGCGCTAGGCGCGCCCGATTCCGTAGTCTGCCCTGGCTGTCCTCCTAGCGAATTTGCCAGTTCCGCTGTGCTGTCCAGCACTTCCTGCAAACTCCGCGTCTCGCCTCCCGACGCTTCAACGAAGCTCTCGAACAGGAGATCTTGTGTTTTCCCGGCCATTCTTCAACTCCTCCGCTAACGCCCTATCCAGGATTGCGAACGCATCCGCCTGCCGCGCCGTTAAATCCGCGGCGCTCGTGCCGCCGAGCCGTCGCCGCACCGCGAACTCCTCCAGCAGCGCGAGGCTTTCCGCCGTGATGAAGGATCTGGGACAGGTTCCCAACCCGATCTCTCGCCGCGCCCAAACTGGCGGGCCGGCCGGGTCTTCCTGCATCCCCAGCCATCCGCACCGGCGCTTCTCTTCCAGGCCGGACCTCCGGCATACGTCGCACTTCCATCCGGCCTGGTTGGCGAATTGAAAGTGAAAGGCGACCGTCAGTTTTTTCGTTCGGCCGCGTTTAGGCCTGTCGCGGCCCGAACTGCCGCCAGCGCTTCCCGGAACAGGTCTTCCGGGCCCGACTCCACCAGAGAGTCGGCGGTCGCCGCTTTTCCGTCCAACTCCAGGCCTGAGACCGACCGCAGCCCCCAAGCCACATACAGCCTGTCGATCTCGGCCTGAAGCAGCGCGGCGTCCATCTTTTCCGCGGGTTTCTGACCCGCTTCAAGGAATTCGGCCCGGCGCGCCAACTCGCGCACCCGGCGCATCAGATCCACTCGCCGCGCGAACGACATCCGCGCGACGGTGTACGTCACGCCATGCGCGACCTTGGATTCCACAACCGTTTCACTCTCGTAGGTCATGGCCGCTATCCGAACGCCACCGCGATTTCGTCGTCCACCGTGCCTTGCGCATGCGAGGGCCGGAACTGCCATTGCAAGTGATTCTTGCCGTCATTGAACTCCGGCACCTCCGGGATCACGCTCTTCAGGTAGACTCCTACCATCTGGCCCGCCACCTGCCCTAACTGGAACATCACGCTGATCGGCGATTGCTGGCGCGCAGCCTGGTACAGTCCCGCCGTCGCCGTGTCCGTCTGGCTATAGAGATCGAAGGACGCCGTCACAGCCCGCTGCCCCGGCGCAATCGCCCGCGGCAGATTGGAGCCGAACTCCTTCGATCGCGTGTCCAGGTTGTTTTTCAGCAGTACCGATGCATTCGTGATCGTGAAGAACTGCGACGCCGTCGTCCCCAACCAGGCCTGCCCCATGTTCCCCGGCACGATGGAGTAGTCGAATGCTCCCAGCGCCGGCTCCGGTGGATAGCTCTCCAGTGACGCCGCCGCGCCCGAGAAGCTGCTGCTGTCCACTACGTCCTGCGCTTGCCCGCTGAAATGGAACTCGTGGTAGTCGCCATCGACCACGATCTCCATTTCGTCCACCGCCGCTCCGCATAGAATCCGCTGCACCGCCGTTACCGGATCCCAATAGTCGAACACGCTGACGCTCGGCAGATCGGTCGCCGGCAGGTACGTCACCGCCGTGCCCAGCGCCGCCCCCGCCGCCGGAGGAAATGTGAACGGCGCATTCAATTGCACGTTGTTCGCATCCACAATGGCCGCCACGAACCGGATTTCACTCGGCGTCGCCACCGCCTGGCCCACGCTCAGCCCGTGTGGCGCGGCGAATCCCAACCTGCCTTCGGTGGTGCTCGACGCCACTGTGCCGCCCGCGAACTGCACCGGCTCTTTCCCCAGCGCCGCCTGAAACAGCGGACCGTATCCCGGCCCCGCCGCCGATTTCTGCCAGCTCGTCAGGTACGTCTGCAGCTCGAAGTTCGTCCGCCGCCGGCCGCCCACCGGCAGCCCCGCGAACGTGCGGCTGCCCGTCTTGTCCTTCCGATTCGTTACCTCGAGTTGCTGCCGGACCGTCAGCTTCAACGCCGGAATCCGGTTGCTCGCCGTGATTGTCCCTACGCTGCCGTATGAGCTCTCCAGCGCCGTGTAAAAACGGTTTGCGTTTGATGAAATGTAGGACCCCATATCAGTTGATGCTCGCTCCAATCTCGAATGTCACTTTCGCAACTTGTATGAAATTCTTGCCGCCGTGCTTGACGGCTCCGAATACCACTTGATACCCGCCGCCGTAGTACATCCCATCGCCCCAATCGCCGCGGCTTGCGCTCAGAATCTGCGTCACCGCGTCCGCCGCGGCTTCCAACCCCTCCTCCAAACCCTCCAGACGATCGCTCGACTGTCGCACTTCGATTGCCATCTGCACCGTCCCCGAAAACGTCCGGAACTTCTCCACCATGCTGTTGACGATCTTTTCGCAATACACCTGCAACACCGGATAGCGCACAGTCGCGGCCCGTTCCGCCAGCTCGGCCGCTACGTTCTGCGTCCGCACCTGCACTGCGTTCAGTACCTGTGCTCCGTTCAGCACCAGTGCTCCGCTGAGCCCCTGCGATCCGGACGTTTGTCCGTTCGCGCCCGTAATCCGCTGCACCACCTTCGCCGTCGCTGCACTGCCCATCTTCGCCGTCATCGCTTTAGCCCCTTTGAATCACTCGCGGCACCACCTTCAGGAAGCTCGCTGCCTGCCCGTTCCCCGGCGCCCGGCCGCCGCTGGCCAACGGCGCTGTTTGCACCCACGCCTGCCCCACCGCCAGCGGCGACTCGTTCTGCAGGGTCATTCCGTTCGGATCCGAGCCCGCGTACACGTTCCATCCCGCCGCATTCTGTGGCGCCGGTCCCGGCTGCACCGAAAACGTGCTCACCGTGGTGCTTACGTCCGCCATTTCTGCCGCGGCTCCTTCTTCGCCGTTCCGATTCACCCAGGCCGCCGTCACGTAATATGTCCCGTCCGCCAGCGGAGTCCCTACGGCAGGCGCCGCCGTTACCGACGGCATCGCCGCCTTCGGCACCGGCACCCCGGCGATCCCAATCCCGATCTTCCTCAGCTTGTCCTCCGCCCATCCCGCACGCTCGTGGAATTGGTCC